CCTGAGTTTATCCTTTCGGCCCAGCCCATCGCTTTACTGCGTACGCTTTCGCGCAGTGCATTACACGCATGAGCGGGTAGGATTCTCCCCCAGCTGATTATGTCGGTGCAGCTGACCCACCTACTCGCCGGAGTGGTCCGGCTTGATAGTGGTCGGCCATCAACTTTGAGGGGGGTAGGGACCGAGGGGGCCCCCCTATGCCGCCCCGCCTTAGGTACTCCATACATCACACCCCCCATTTTTTGAATAACCATACAATTTAGTCAACTATTACCCCCTATGTCCGTACCTCCGTATCCCCGCCCCGCTACCATCCTGTTCTTGACACATACCCGTTCACGCGTTAACACTTAGAAGCATGAGTAGCCAAGTAGATAAACTGCGCAACCCCGAGCTGGTGGAACAACCCATTCTGTCCCGCGGGCAGCTTCAGATGATTGAAGACGATCCATCCAAGATGGAGACGCTGGCACGTCTGATGGGCGCGGTGAACTTGGACAACCTGTTCCGGCACATGCAAAACCCCAACGTCAACCCAACAGCACGAATTGAATTTCAGAAGATGTTGAACAAGATGGGCAGGCTTGAGCCGGATTCAAAATCAGACGGTGGTGGATCGGGCCCGCAGGTCGTCATCAACATCACCCGAGCGAAGGATCACAGTGACGGGATCATCATTGAGGGGTCTTCGAAGGCACTGGAAGCATGACCGCCGCTGTAACACCGGCTCACGAGATCAATTTTGAGGTCATCGAGAGCCTCGACGACTTTTTCTACTCCGACAAGTTCATTTCGCTGGCTGTTGGCCCGGTGGGGTCGACCAAAACGACTGCGGGCATCATGAAAATTCTGCACCATGCGGCGCAGATGGCCCCGTGCAAGGATGGCGTTCGCCGCTCCCGTGCCATTTGGGTACGTAACACGCGTGAGCAGCTCCGAGATACGTCGATACCGGACTTCATGAAGTGGATACCCGATGGCGTCATGGGCCATTTCCTGAAAACCGAGTACAAATTCGTCATTTCGGTGGGGGATATTGAGTGCGAAGTGCTGTTTCGTGGCCTTGATGACGCGAACGACGTAAGGCGACTGCTCTCGCTACAGGCGAGTTTCTTCGTTTTTGACGAGTTCAGAGAGATTCACCCCGACATTTTTAACGCAGCGCAGGGTCGTCTCGGTCGTTACCCCGACAAAATGATGAACGGGGTGGGGTGTAAAACCGACGATGGAAGGCCAAACGCGCACCTGTGGGGCATGACAAACCCCCCGGATGAGGACACATTTTGGGAACAGCTCCTCACCGATCCGCCGGAGAACGTCCACGTGACGATACAGCCCTCGGGGCTGTCACCGGAGGCGGACTGGACGCGGTTCCTACCGGATGACTACTACGACAATCTGGCTCAGGGGAAAACTGAAGACTGGATCGACGTGTACATCCACGCGAAATTCGGCAAGTCGCTGAGTGGTCAGCCGGTGTTTAGATCGTTCGAGAAAGCAGCGCACGTGTCGAAGAGCGAGATCACACCGATGTTCAGCGATGCGCCGTTATTGATCGGCGTTGACGCGGGGCTCACGCCTGCGGCGGTGGTTGGGCAGCTTGCCTATGACGGTCGACTGGTGGTGTATGACGCACTGGTGTCAGACGGGATGGGCGCGTTGCGGTTCGTCCGGGAAAAACTGAAACCCTTGCTTGCGAACAAGTTCGCGGGGAGGCGGTCGCTCATCATCATCGACCCGGCGGCGTTTCAGCGCGTGCAGACCGACGAGCGTACCGTGGCGGACATATACAAAGCCGAGGGGTTCACGGTAAAACCGGCGAGGACGAACTCGGTGGCGGCGCGTATCGCGGCTGTGGAGAAATTCATGACCCGTATCGTCGACGGGAAGTTTGGACTCGTGGTGGATCCCGAGGGGGCGAAGCCGCTGGTGCAGGCACTGGCCGGGAAGTACCGGTACAAGATCAACAGTAAAGGCGTGAAAGACGAGTCTCCTGAGAAATCGCACCCATGGTCTGACGTGGCGGATGCGTTTCAGTACATGTGCCTCCACGCCGATGGGGGCGAGGTGTTTGGGAGTATGATCGCTGTGAACGACCGTAGAGAAGTCAGAAGAGTGTCGTCTGGTGGCTGGACGTAACGTGTTGACACGTTAACATCGAGTTGCTAGTGTCTTAATCACCTACAACCCGGGTTTACGAATATGGCTCTTGGCCCCGCTCTTATTCCAGTTGCCAGAGCTTCTGATTTAGAGGCTGCGGCAAAACGCGCGTCTACAGAAAAGCAGTCTGCTCCGCTCATGCAGGGATTGGCTGCGCATGTTCGTCGACGCTGGGAAATCATGCGCGATCACAAACGTGAGACGATCGAAACGCGTCTGACCGAGTGCGTACGTGCACGCAACATGGAGTACGACCCCCAGAAACTTGCGGAGATCCGTGAGCAGGGTGGGTCAGAGATCTTCATGGGTATCGTTAGTACGAAATGTCGTACGGCGACTGCATGGTTGCGCGATACGTTGCTGGGCACAGGCTCGGATAAACCGTGGTCGATACAGGCTACGCCGATCCCAGAAGTTCCACAGGACATCATCGCTCGGTTGCAGGGCATCATGCAGATGAACTTGCAGCAGTATTACGCTGCGGGCGGAGACGCGATCGACCCAGCGACGTTGCAGCAGCTTGCCGGTGGTATGAAAGATACCGCGATGCGCGAGTTGAAGTTCGAGGCAGACAAACGTGTCGCTCGAATGGAGAAGAAGATGGAAGACCAGCTCATCGAGGGCGGGTTCATCAAGGCTCTGTTCGAGTTTACGAACGACATCGCGACATTCCCATACGCAGTTCTGAAGGGGCCGACGCCTCGGAAACGTAAGACGTTGGCCTTTGCGCAGGGGCAGCTTGTTCCGACCGAGACGATCCGCGATGAGTGGGAGCGCGTTGACCCATACAAATTCTACTGGGCGCCGTGGGGCGATGACCCACAGTCCATGCCCGTTATCGAGTTGCACCACCTGACCCGCGAAGACGTCGAAGCGATGATCGGTGTCGAGGGGTATGACGAGGCGGCGCTGCGTTCGATCCTTGCAGATTTCGGCTCTACCGGGTTCGACTGGTTGGAGCAGGACGACAGTGAGATCGAGGCGGCGGTTAATAAAGATTTTGACGACGCGGGCAGTGACCTGATCGCAGCCATCCAGTTGTGGGATTCACTCCCGGGCAAAATGCTGATCGACTGGGGACTGGACGAGTCGGAGATCGACGACCCGCAGATGTCGTACCCGTGCGAAGTGTGGATGGTGAACAACACGGTCATTAAGGCTGTGCTGAACTACGACCCGCTGGGTCGTAAGCCGTACTACGTGACTTCGTTCGAGAAGGTACCGGGGCGTCTGGACGGTAATGGTGTCGCCGATCTGTGCATCGACGCGCAGAACATGTGTAACGCCGCAGCGCGTGCGCTGGCTAACAACATGGGGATCTCAAGCGGCCCGCAGGTCGGTGTGAACGTCAGCCGTCTACCAGCCGGGGAAGACATCACGCAGATGTACCCGTGGAAGGTCTGGCAGTTTATTCAGTCTGAATATGGCGATACGTCTCCGCCGATTACGTTCTTCCAGCCGCAGTCAAACGCAGGCGAGCTGATGGCGGTGTTCGACCGGTTCATGGCGATTGCCGATGAAGTCTCTGGCATTCCGCGTTACATGACCGGGCAGCACGTTCCGGGCGCAGGGCGTACCTCGTCAGGGCTGTCCATGCTGATTTCGAACGCGGGTAAGAGCATTAAACAGGTGATCGGTAACATCGACAACGATGTGCTGACGCCGATGCTTGAGCGCCAGTACCAGCGCAACCTTAGATACTCAGATGACCCAGACTTGATCGGTGATGTTCAGATTGTTGCACGAGGCGCGATGTCGCTGGTCGTTAAGGAAGCGGAAGCTGTTCGTAAAACTGAGTTTCTACGTCTTGTATTGGAAAGCCCTGTGGCGCAGCAGATTGTTGGGCTGCCGGGTACCGCTGAACTCATGCGCGATCTGGCGGGCAACCTCAATGCGAACGTTGACCGGTTGGTACCGTCACGCGAGGACGTTCAGAAGCAGCAGGAGATGGCGCAGCAGCAACAGATGATGATGCAGCAGCAGATGATGGCTGCGCAGCAGGCTGCCAACCTACAAGCGGATGGCTCTGAGATGGGTGGTCGGGAGAATAATTACATGTCTCCGAGACCAAACGGACGCTAATGAATACACCTGTTGACACGTTGACAGGTGTGGTATAAACATAAGGCATGATTAACTTAAACAGTGTTTCAAGACAGGCACTCCAAGCCCTTAACAGGTTAAGAGAGCCGGGAAACGAAGCGCTGTTGCAGTTTTTAGAGTCTCAGCTTGCTGAGGCGAAGCAGAAGCTGGTCTACGCAGACGACATGGGGTTGATTCACCGTCTGCAAGGGCGAGCCGAAGCGTATGAAGATCTACTCAAGGCGGTTGAGGAATCGTCGAGGGTGGTAAACCGCTCCTAACGGGGCATGACTGAAGCACACCATAACGGGAACAGCATACGTACGGCGCTGTAAACAGAGTTGGTGCTTTAAGGAGAAAAGAATGGCGTTGCCAAAACAGGTACAAGCTCAGATTGCTGAGATCGAAGAACTTGAGAAATCGTTGACTGCCCAAAAGGACGTGAAGGCGAAACCAAAATTGGTCGAGCCCGAAGCGGAAGGCCCAGAGGAAACAGTAGCGGAAGAATCAGGGGGCGAGGTCGAGGAAGCTGCGGCGCCTGAAGAAGCAAGGCCGACTGACCAGAAACCAAAGGAAGTCGAGGACGATTTTAAGCAGAAGTACAGCACCCTGAAGGGCAAGTACGACGCGGAAGTCCCCCGTCTACACCAGCAGGTTCGGCAGCTAACCGAGCAGTTGGACATGTTCCGTGAGGAGCTGGACGCTGCGAAGAAGGTGAAAGAACAGGCTCCGGCGGAGAAAGTCAGTTATGTAACCGATGCCGACCGAGAAGAGTTTGGCGAGGAATTGATCGACGTTCAACGTCGTGTCGCACGTGAAGTGGCTGCTGAATTTGAAGCCAAGATCGAGCGGCAGGAACAGATCATCGAGGCGCTCCAGAAGAAACTGGCGCAAACCGGTGAGCAGGTGGGAGAGATGAGTTTTGGTCAGCGCTTGCGTCAGCTAGTGCCGGACTTTGACCAGATCGACGCCGATGAACGTTGGGTCGCGTGGCTGAATGAGTATGACCCCATGCTCCGTGGCCCGCGTCGAGATCAAGCCCAAGCTGCGTTCAACGCAGGGGATGCCGAGGCAGTCGCACATTACGTGAAACTGTGGAAGCAAGAATTAGCCCCAGCACAAGAACCAGTGAGAGCGTCTCGCCAAGCAGAACTTGAGAAGCAGGTTGCGCCGAATCGTTCTAGCTCTACCAAGACGCAGAGCGTGGGTCGCGACGCAAAGATCTATTCCGATAGGGAGATCAACAATGCGTGGAACAAGATTCGCGTGATGAACAGTAGGGGCCAGTACGATGACGCCGCTAAACTTGAAGCTGAAGTAACTGCTGCCTACATCGAAGGTCGAGTTCGCTCTTGACCAGTTAACATGTAAGCAGCCGTTGACACCAACTTAACTTTTTTGGAGAACCAAAATGGCTGCTGTATTTCCTGTAGTTAGCTCCGGTGCTTTTGACACCACCCCGTCTTACTCTGGCGGTTTCATTCCTCAGCTTTGGTCAAACAAGCTGAATGCGAAGTTCTATGCCAACACCATGCTGGCTGAAATTTCGAATACCGACTGGGAAGGCGAAATCAAGAATCAGGGCGATACCATCCGTATCCGCACTGCACCGTCCATCACCATCAACGATTACGCTGGTGCTGGCACCACTCTGACCTCTGAAGTACCTGCTCCGGTCTACACTGACATGCAGATCAACAAGGGCAAATACTTCAGCGTGCAGGTGAACGACGTTCTGGCGCATCAGGCTGACATGGATCTCATGAACATGTTCACCGACGACGCTGCTAAGCAGTTG